GTATGGCTCCTTCACAACCTAAAAAGATGACAGAAACACTAACTAAAACTATGGAGTATTCAGAGGAAAATCCAAATGATGAGATCAAAAAAGAAATTGAATCTTTGAAAATGGAATTATCAGCATTGAAAGAGGAAAAAGAGGAGTTGTTACAACGTTTATCTACAGAAGAAAGTCCTCGTAGAAAACACAACCCCGAAGCAACCAGCAAAACCCAATTGAAATATCAAATTGGTGCTAAAAGAACAGAAACCATTCAAGACAGAATTTTTAACCAACTATTTAATTAAGACATCATGGCTAATTTAGAAAAACATAATTTCAGTGGACCAACCGTAAGTCCAAATACTTACGCAGGTCAGTTTACCGAAAAATACATTGCGGCTGCATTGTTGAGCGGTGAAACATTATCAAAGAACCTTATCACGGTTCACCCTAACGTTGCATACAAGGAGGTAATTCGTAATTGGAGTAATTCAATTTCAGTGGATGCCGCTACGTGTGATTTCACAGATGGTAGTAGTGTATCATTAGGTGAGTACGTTCTTACCACTACAGAGAAGCAAGTAAACCTTGAACTTTGTAAAAGCAACTTCTTTAATACTTGGGAATCAGCACAAGCAGGATACTCAGCGTTCCAAAACTTGCCAAATTCATTTGAAGAGTTCTTGTTAGCACAAGTTGCGGCAGAAGTAGCACAAACTATTGAGTTAGGTATTTGGAAAACTACCTTGTTCTACAATGGTACTGCAGACGAAGGTATGGTAGGTTACTTACGTGACAATTCAGCAATTACTTCAACTGCGGCAGGTGCAACCACTGGATCAAATGTGGTAACACGTTTACAAGCCGCATTAGACGCAAGTCCAGCAGCATTGTATGGTAAGGAAGATTTTGCATTCTATGTTGGACCTACTACAATGAAGGCGTATCAAGCCGCATTATCAGCAGGTAACTACAATTTCCAATTCTACGTTGGGGAGAAGCCAATGAACTTCCAAGGTATTCCAATGCACTATTGCCCAGGCTTGAATGATTCGGATTTCGTACTTGGATTGAAATCAGATCTTCACTTCGGAACTGGATTATTGTCAGATACAAACGATGTTAAATTGATTGATATGTCTGATATTGACGGATCTCAAAACGTTCGTGTAATTATGCGTTTCACTGGTGGAATCATAGCTACGAATCCAACTCAACAAGTAGTATTCTACACAACGTAATAAAATTTCATATTTAGTTTAACCACGGGGTGGGACAATCCCGCCCCTTTTTTTTGAAAAAAATATATGGCTTGTAATACAATAGACGCAAGATTAGAACCCTGCAAAGAGTATCTCGGAGGTATTCAAGGGGTGTTTTTTATTCCATTCACTTGGAGTGATATCGTAAACATAGACACAACAACCAACGTTGGTGCAGTAACTTCAATTACAGATAGTGGAGCAACTAACGTAACTGGATATTTTTGGGAATTAAAAGGTAGCAGTTCATTTAGTGATGCAACTACATCAAGTAGAGAAAACGGCACTACATTCCACGAGAGTACTCTTATGGTAAGTTTTAAGCCATCTGCACAAACAACCCCTTGGTTGGATACAGAGGCGTACAAAAACCTCGCAGAAGGACGCTGGAGAATTGTTGTATGGGATCGTAATGATAACTTTTGGTTATTAGGCGAAGAGTACGGATGTGATGTTTCAACTGGAACAGAAGATTGGGGTGTTGCATTGGGAGATGCAAGAGTATACACTCTATCGTTTATGGCTCAAGAGAAATATGGTCCACGTCCATTAGATGCTACATCTTATTCGGATCTCAGCAGTATTTTCACAATTGATGCAACACCTTAATAGGTAACTCTATAGTTTGTTTAACGTAGGAGGGCTTCGGTCCTCCTTTTTTTTGGTAACAAGTCGCATATAAATCGTTTTATTAATATGGTGATCAATAACTCATCAACCAACGTCAGCATATACCCGTTAATTCCATTTAACGGAAATGATGTTGAAATATACGTAACTCACAAGCAGACACGCATACAAGTGACTGATATTGTTAGTGTTACGGTTGTGGGGCAAAATGTAGTTGTCCCATTGCCATCATTAACTTCAATAGCGGACGTTGCTGAGGATATGGATGAGATCGTAATACGTATAACACAAACTGATCAGTTGTTGTATGAGTACGTAGGATACTGGATCACTGGATCGGTAAGTCAATATCGAAACTGGAAAACATGGGATACGACAGATGAAAATAACCACGATTGGGTAACAATATGAGTAAACAATATAGCATTGTAAATTTTGCAGGGTATACACGACCAAGCATAAAAGAACAAGGAAATAAGGATTGGGTTGAATACGGAGATGATAACAATTATTTCCAGTATTTGATTGATTTGTTTTATAGCAGTCCTACAAACAACGCTTGTATACGTGGCGTTGCAGACATGATCTATGGTCGTGGAGTAGAAGTATTCAATGCAGACAGACGTTTGGATGGATATCTCATGTTTAAACAGATCTTCGATGATGAGTGCATACAAAAATGTGTACTGGATCTTAAGATGTTAGGTATGTGTGCATTCCAAATGGTTAAAAGCAAAGATGGTAAACGCTATGTAAAAGCATATCACTTTCCAATGCAAACACTCAGACCATCACGTTGTAATGATGAAGGAGAGATAGAAAAATGGTACTATTGTGCTGATTGGTCTAAATTAAAGCGTGGTCAAAAACCCGAAGAATTTCCAGATTTCTATTATGATGAAAATGCCACAGAAAGTGTGTTGGTTGTAAAACCATACATGACTGGAAACCACTATTTCGCACCGCCCGATTACCAAGGTGGAACCCAATACATCGAACTGGAAACAGAGATAAGTAATTATCACCTAAACAATATAAAGAATGGATTAGCACCAAGTATGTTGATTAACTTCAACAATGGTGAACCACCCGAAGAAACCAAAAATGTTATTGAGGGAATGATCAATAGCAAGTTTGGTGGTAGTAGCAATACTGGTCGTGCAATTATTTCATTCAACGATAGCAAAGATACTGCGGCTGATATCAATCCCGTGCAATTATCAGATGCACATAGCCAATATGAATTTCTCAGCACTGAATGTGTAGAAAAGGTATTGTTAGCACATCGTATTACATCACCTTTGTTGTTTGGTATCAAATCGACTGGTAATGGATTCAGTAGTAATGCAGATGAATTAAAGACTGCAAGTACGTTGTTTGACAACATTGTAATACGTCCATTCCAAGATATGTTGATTCGTGCATTTAAAGACGTTTTAAATCGCAATGGAGAGAACATACGTTTGTACTTCCAAACACTACAACCTTTGGAGTTCCGTGATCTTAGTGGAAAGCCAACTGAACAAAAAGAACAAGAGGAGTATGGATTTTCACAACACGTAGAACTTGAGGATAGTTTTAATGATTACCCCGAAGCCGCACGTAATAACGCAAAACGTGCATTAAAATGGGCTGATGAAAATGGTTGGGGATCGTGCGGAACGCCCGTGGGGAAACGTCGTGCATCGCAAATCGCAAAGGGAGAAAAACTTTCGAAGGAAACAATTCGTCGCATGGCATCGTTTGGAACCCGACATGAAAAAAACAAGGATACACCATACGGAGAAGGATGTGGTGGATTAATGTGGGATGCATGGGGAGGTAGTGCAGGAATTAGATGGGCACAAAGCAAGGTAAAAACATTCAGTTCTGACGAACGTATGGAAATGTCAACCGATGAAGAAGATGAATGGTTATTCCATTTAGATTCAGTCGGAGAAACCATAGATCCAGAATTATGGGAGGAAATATCAGAGGAAGAGGTTGTAGATGAAAAACTCGAAATGAGTTATGAAACTCAAAACGACAAGAAAAGTAAAGACGATAAGGGGATCTACAAAATACGTTATAGATATGGTCCACGTAGGGTATCGGACAATAGTAGAAAGTTTTGCCAACACATGGTAGAAAGGGCTCGTATTGGGGTTGTATACAGACGTGAGGATATTACACGTATGGGACGTGATGGAGTTAATGGAGAATTTGCACCCGAAGGAAAATCCAAATACTCAATATGGAAATTCAAGGGTGGAGTGTATTGCCATCATGCTTGGTATCGTGTAACGTTTAAACGTATTAATGAAGCAGGTAAGGGATACGTTAAACCATTAACAGATCGTGAGCGTAGAACTGGTAAACGTGATATGGAAAATTACAGACCAACGTCAAACCAACAAGCAACCAAAGATGGAGTGCCTTTTGATCCACCAAGTTGGGATAAGGCAAGTACAAAACCGATCAATATGCCAAATAGGGGAGGGCTTAAAAAATGAGAACAAATGATACGGTCCTATTAGTCGACAAGCAGGACATATATAAATACACTCAACTAAAGGGAAACGTCGACGTTGACAACATCAGTCCTTTTGTAAAGGTTGCTCAAGATATCGAGGTGCAACAAGTATTGGGTAGCAAATTGTATCGTAAAATACTGGATGACGTACAAGGAGGTACGTTAACTGGTGATTATGATACATTGGTTATGGACTATGTACAACCTATGTTGATTCACTACGCAATGGCAGATTTCATTCAATTCCATACGTATGAAGTAAACAACGCAGGTATCATGAAAAACACTCCAGAAAATACCATAGCACCCGATAGAGTAGAAATAGATACGTTAGTAAAGCGATATAGACAGATTGGAGATACGTATAGAAAACGTTTAACTGATTGGATCACGTTAAAAATTCAATTGTTTCCCGAATACACTGCATATCAAGATGGCGGTGAGTATCCAACGAGTAAACCTACAAACTATTCAAATTGGAATTTATGATGCAGAAAAAAACGTACAAACCCAAAGATAAAAATGTACGTAAACTACGTATCATGTATAACAAAATAAAGAAAGATGAAAGGAAGAAAAATAATGAGGATTGTAACAGATCGACTCAAAAGAAAAAAGGACTTTGATCCATTATTGCACCATTTTCTGATCACCAGTGATGGTATAGTTGAAGGTATGCCAATCGTTCTATATTCACCAAAAGGTGATGATGGGGCTATTGTAGTTGCATTGTACAAAGCAGACGAGGATCAACCATTGTTAGATAATCCATATTACAGAGAATTGCTACAAAAATTCAATATAGTAATTGATGAAATGGATATTGATACTGAGTAGCATACTATTGTGTAGTTGTTCTGCACAATGGCATTTAAAACGTGCAATTAAAAAAGATCCTACAATACTGCAGGAAAAGGTGGTTACCGTATTTGATACTACTATTGTTCGAGATAGTGTTGTATACCACGATACGTTTGTTGCTCATGAATTAGACACTATAGTCTTAGAGCATGAAAAGGCAGATGTTGTTATATACAAATATCGTGATCGTTATCATGTAGAAACCAAAATCAAATCAGATACGATAGAATTGACAAAGGAAATAAAAGTACCTCAACTGGTTTATAAAGAAAAGGCAACAAATTGGTTGTGGTTCGTTTTGTTGATAGTATTGTTTATATTAATGTATTATGTCGCAAAGATTCAAAACACCAAGTAGAGTTAGTCCACAAAGCAATGGTAGGGCTTGTCTTTGTGACGATGGAACGTACTCCAAAAAATGTTGTGATGGTTCATTGTGGGCACAAGGAATTGGAAGGATAACGGCACTAGTCTTAGAAGATTTGTTATTGAATTTATACCCTAATTCAGCAGCAGCGTATTCTTTACGCAAATTGGATAAAAACTATGATGGTAGTGCTATTGAGGTAAGAAGGGAATCAGACAATGCAACGCAAGATATTGGCTTTGTAAATAACGAATTAGACGTTACAAGCCTTGAAAATTTTTGCAATGGGGGAAATGGATTCGTAACAACTTGGTACGAC